TAAATTTGCATATATAATTTCGTCATTTGCATTAAAAACTTTTCTTTTATTATCATACATAAGCCAATGTTCCGTTGAAGTTGATGATTTAACCATAACCCAAGCTGGTTTAAATCCTGTATAAACAAATGTTCCATCTGCATTCCCGTTACCTACATAAGACCCAAATTTTGAGTAACCTTGTTTCTCTGCGAAGCAGTAGGCTATAAAACTTCCAGTAGTCCGAAAAGAATCACCAACAGTAAATACAGTTGTAGTTGGGTCAGTATTATTCCAATAATTAATTGATGAAGCAGTTGCAGAGTTAGAATCTAAAGTTAGTACACTTGTATTTCCTACTGGTTTAGAATAAACATACCAATTATCTACAGCATCTATTCTTTTAACTATTACAATACTTGGTGTTGCTCCTAAACCATGTCCTATCGTTGCTGTTGAACTATTATCCCCCGTCCATTTAACAATACTAAATCCAGCAGTAGTGTTAGCAGATACGGAACTTGTTATATCTCCATTAGAGTTTGATGATGCAGAGCCACCAGCTTTCCAGTTCCATGATACATAATTTTGACCATTGTTATTTGGGTTTCCTGTGCCTAGTGAAAACCCATCACTATCAAATGATGTTAAAGTTGTACTACCTGTATCTTCTGCATTTGTTACATCAGCATAAAGTCTTTTTGTAGCACCTCTTACTGAATCAAATAATTCGTGGTTATTACTAGATCTTGATTTTAACCAGCACCAATCAGGCTGGAATCCTAGTCCTGTAATACTTCTATTTGTGGCATTACCTGTATAAAGTAATGTATTAAAAAAAATTGTTGGATCGTCAAGACCATTTGTATAACTCATTATCCAAACTCCGCTAGGTTTTTTGTACAACAAGAATAAAATTTCTTTGCTGCACCATCTCCAGTTATATTTGGTGAATATTCAAATGCACCATAACCATTGTCATCAGTCACAGCAGATGAAAGAGATTGAAAACCATTTCCAAAATTAGCCTCACAAACCCTAGAACCAGCATTGTAGTCACCAACAAAAAACATGTAATGACCTGTTCCATTACTTGCTAAGGGTTCTAAATCTATTCCAGTAGAACTTTGTAGTGCTCCATCCTTACTAAGATAGGCTTTCATATTATCAAGATCCATATAAATTCCAATTATATTACCATTAGTATAACTCGCATAAGAAGCTAATTGAGTTTGTCCACCTGAACCATCCCCCTCTTGCACTGCACCACTTTGAATGTAACTAATGGTATGTGGTGTAACATCACCTGATTTACCATGTGAGGAAGTTTGAAAAGATACAGTTGGTGTTATACCACAAATCTTTGCACCTGAACCAGACATATTATCTACCTCCATATACCATTTACCCTTAGTCATGGCAAAAGTGCTTGTGTTCATAGCCTCGGCACTAGAATTAGTTGAAACTCTTGTATTACCCTGCTCTAAACTAGAGTTTGCAAAATAATTATCTTGAGAATTTATGACAGCGAAGTTATTGGTACAGGTATCAGTGGTTTGGCCAGGTGTTGCAGAAATATTCGTGAGAGTTACATCGTTATTATTGCCAGATACATCAGCACCTAAATCTGAACTATCTTCAAAATCTAAATAGAATCCATTATTTCCAAATGTTAATCCTGATACGTCTTTTGGTTTCCATATTGTAGGACTGTTAGAATCAAATTCTCCAAATGATGTTGGGTCAAGTTGTTGACCATCTATATAAACCATTTCTGCAAAGTAACCACTAGCATTTTGAGAACTTGTATTACTATGTAAAGCAAAAAACTTTAAACTTCTTCCACTTGTATTTGTATAACTATCCTGACCAGAAGATGGATCACTAGAACCAGAAAAACTTGTTTCCTGAACCCCATTAATATACATCTTACATCTATCTCCAGCTGTTCCTTGTGAACTATCATAAGCAACCACAATATGATACCAAGCAGAAGGATCACGAAACTTTCTGTCAGTCACTCTTTCCCAATTTGTATTTCCAGCAGACGCTTCGGTTTGTCTCCAAATTATATCATCATTGTTAAATTCTAATTTTTCTTCTCCATAAGTTCCATTTGCTACACTAAATATTTTAGAATTACCAGCACCTATATCTGCTCTTTTAACCCAAACCGAAAAAGTATATTTATCAACATTAGTAGGAGTGCCTTGTGTTACTGCGCCTGATTGTGCATCAGGGTTATTAACTCTTAATGAGTTAGCAACATCATAGCCTGTATCTTTTATAGAATTAGTTCCAGGTATAAGTAGTGACATTAACTCTCCAATCTTGGAAATTCACCTAATGGTCTTGCAGTAGTATTATCATCTTGTTGTGTGTATTCAAATAGAGTTTGTAACGCCTCCACGTTACTTGCACCATTTATAGAAGTTTCCATCTCATTTGATTTTGCTCTAACATTAGTTCTAAATGTTGTAACATCACTCGGCACATTATAGTCAGCTACTTCTGTTGCTTTAATTACATACCAATCTGTCGGGGCTAATAAATTAGATGCCTGTTGTTTTATGTCTTCAATTTTAATAGTTTTTAAACCTTTTACTTTTACATCACCAACAGATTTATCACTTGGCATAAGACCGTTGTCTGAATCTTCTTGCGTGTAAAAACTATCTTCTAATTGTTTTGCAGTTGCGGTTCCCCATGATTTTGTAACTTGATTATTTGCAAAACTGTATTCTTCATTAGTATTAATATAATAGTCTGAATTTTTAAAATTTGTTGAATCAGTAACTATTTCATATAAACCAATCGCTTCTTTTTCAGCTTTTGACCACAGCTGAAATATTTTAGCAGGATATCTCACATCTCCTATCACAAGTGATTTAGGGTTTTTTATAATCTTTGTAATATTATTATCTTGTACTAATGCGTGCATATCTTAACTTTCACTTAAATTTAATGTTCTACCTACTTCTTGCCATACAGCTCCATTATATCTGAACACAAGAATATCTGTTTTACCATCTGTTGATGTAAATGTTGGTGCAGTCGAAGCTGCAAACTCAAATACGGTGTTAAAAGCGATTGTATGAGAACCGTTATAATTAATCTCTAAACAGATAAATGAACCTTCAACTGAATTAGTTGGTGCAGAAAATGTAGTGTTTTCTGTTGTTAGATGGTATGCGTTTGGTTTTGCTTGCACATCCCAGGCAACAGCATTTGATGATGATGTTAATGCCTGTTGTGGAATATAAGCAAGATCGTTAAATTTAATATATCCAGCTCCTTTCGCTGTAAATTCTAAACCAACATTTGTATCACCACCTGATGCAGCAATAGCAGGATTGTTCCCTGTTGCAGCATTGGTTACTTCTAATTCATTAACTGCTGAGGATGTTGTTTGAAATATGATTTGTTCGTTTCCATTTGCATCTGCGATGAAACCTGCGTCTGCAATCTTTGGAGCTGTTAGAGTTTTATTAGTAAGTGTGTCTGTAGATACTAAAGATACTAAAGTTGAACTAGAGCCAGCAGGTAATAACATTTCATTTGTGACGCCTGCTGAGTGCGGCTGTGCTTTTACTATTTGACCATGTGAATTAGATTCACAATTAAATTGTATAGCACCGGAATTATCATTACCTCTAACAGTTAAATGACCTGTTCCTTTTGCCTCTAAATCTAAATCAATATTTGTATCACCACCTGTTGATGATATTTTAGGTGGATTACCAGTTGCAGCGTTAGTTATATCAAATTGATTGACTGCTGAACTAGTTGTTTGAAATATTACCTGTTCGTTTCCGTTCTCATCGGTAATTCCATGTGCATCATCAAAAGCTATGTTAAAACTATTAGTATCTAAGTTACCACCTAATTGTGGTGATGTATCATCTACAACATCTCCACCAAATTCTACCGCAGTTATGTTTGGATTTGTTCCATCATCTGCTCTTGCAAAAGCTAATATAGTTTTACCATTTGCTATTGTGGCAGAACTACCTGATCCACTAACGTATTTGAATGTTATAGATTGGCTGCCAGTTGTTGAATTTTTTAATAAGTAAAGTTGTTGTACATCTAGAGGAATAGTGCAATTTCTAGTAGCTGTTAAAGATCCTGATGAAGTGAATTCTATAACTCTGTGAGCGAGAGTTGCACCAGTTGATCCATCAGAAACAGACAAAGCAATGTCTGCATCACTAGAAAAACTCTGTTGTGTAAACCCACCTGCTAATTGCTCTACTAATTGTAAATTAACATTGGTTTTATCACCCCATGTACCGGCGTTTTCACCAGTTGCTTGAAGTTCAACACCTAAAGGTGTAAATGTTGATGCCATAAATTATCTCCTATGCAGCGTCACTATAACTTGTATTTGATCCAGTTGCAACATCCGAATATGTATCATTCGAACCCGTCGAAACATTGTTATATGATGTATTTGAACCAGTGTCAACATCACCATATGCAAAGATATCTACAGCACCTATTCTAGACGTTATTGATAAACCATCTAATCCAATTGTGATATCAGTTAATGATATAGATCCAACACTAGCACTGAAAGATTGACCTGTTAATCCTAGACCCTCTTCCACTGTTAAAGAACCAACACTAGATGTCATGCTTAGACTAGATGGCTGAGCGACAGCCCCACCTAATCCTATGATGGTTCCCTGAGCAAATGTAGCCTCTAATCCAGATGGCTGAACCACATCGTTTGGTATTGTTACACTACCAATACTAGCGCTGAAAGATATTCCAGTTAATTGTGCCTCTTGTGAGGATATACCCTGTGCGGTTCCCTGTTCTGATGTAATTGATAGACCAGATAATATCGCCGTCTCATTTGGTGCCTTCGCTGTTCCTTGACTTAAAGTTGACTCTTGACCTGTCAGACCAATAGTCATGTCGTTAACCTCTACATTTGAAGTAGCAAAAGTAGCCTGTTGACCTGTTAGACCAACCTGCATATCAACCACGGACACTGAACCGATTGAGAATGTTGCTGATATTCCTTCCACGACAACAGGAACAAAAGCCTCTCCTTGTGATGATGTTATTTCAAAACTTGTTGGTGTAATTATTTGATCAGGTATATCTACTGAACCAATACTAGACGTAATAGATAAACCTGTTGGAAGTGCAATAGCGTCTTTAAGTTCGTTCCATTCACCATCACCCCAAGCTTGTGCACCCCAACCTACTTTTAAAGTTGTGTCCTCGTCCCAATAAGCCTGGCCCCAGGTAAATCGGCCCCATCCTGAAGATACCGACATGGTCGGCCTCCTATGCTAATCTGATGATTGCGTTACTTGCGTCTGCTGTTGGAAACTCTATTTTAAAAGTCCCATTACTAGCTGTCTTGTCACCACCAAATGCAATTATACAAACAGCATCTGTTGTGCCTGAACCACCATTTGTTGTTGTATTATAAATCATTGCACCATTTGCAGTAAAAGAAGCAGATGAATAAGTTACATCTGAAAAGTCTGTAAATGCTGTTGTTGAAGATAATGAAACACCTGAGTTCGTAAGAGTAGCTCCACCTGCAGAATACGCAGATCCAGACGTATTGGATATCTCGTTTGAAGTAGAATAATCAGTTGTAGCTGCACCTAAAGATGCAGAACTTGTAAATAAAGCAATTTTAAAAGTGTGTCCACCTGAAGATTCAAAACTGTGTTTACCTTGTAAAAGCTCTTGTTTGAAGCTTGAACATATTGCTGATGATATCGCCATAATTTATTCTCCTACGGGTTTGCTGAGGTTACTGGTATACGAATAGCGCCATCTGTGTAGTCATCTCTTCGTCTTCTACCAACTTGCTCGTTAGCAAACTTCTGTACCTCTTGTTTATATTTATTTTCATACAAAGTCAACATGTCTATCGGGCCTTTCAAAAAGCCATAAGCCTCTGACAAACAGCAATATAATAGTCCGTTTGGAAAATTAAGACTGATATAATTGGTATCATTATTCTCTAAAAGATCTGGCATTTTGTTAAAATGCACCCTGAATCTATAAGTTGTGTTTGGAACTGGAGCTACAAATATTCTTCCTGAATTAGTGTCTGCCTCACCTGTAGCACCACCAAACATTGCATAATATTTGGGTTGACCTTGCGCTGCTGAAGTTCCTGTAACATCCTGATACTCTTGAAGATATGTTATATCCTTCTTCTCTAGCCATCTGTTAGCTCCTGTAATCTCTGATCCTGCTGTATCATAAACTTGTATACCTCTTATAAAAACAGCTCCTGCAGGACAGTTAATAGATTCCTGGCCAGCAACAAAATTACCTAATTGTTGTTTTCTATCTGCATCGATAGGCACGTCTCTAAATATTCTGTACTGTGCATTTAAGATTATGTTCTCTAAAACAGCATCTGTTAAAACATTCGAGTCAGTTTCAGTGTAACTTCTGATTTGTGTCTTTAATCCTGATGCGCTTAATCCAGCCATTATTTAACTATCTCCAAACATAAAGGACATGTTTTTCTAAATCTTTTGTGACCAGAACAATGCTCTGCTTTTACAGCCTCTTCATTCTCATACACAGGTGTATCTGATTCTTTAGGGTGTAGATATAATATTTCGTGTTCATCAATATCTTCTGGACACGCACATTGTTTTACACCAAATAATTTACATATAAATTTTTTAATTTTTTTAATCATGCTGTTACCGTTACTGGTCCCGCTGATGCAGAACCACCTCCTCCTGTCTCACTTATACTAGATGTCGTAGCTGTTGCAAAGGTATATTTATCATCATTTACTTTAGTAATCAAATAACCTGCAGCCAAATTTATAGTTGCTGCAGCCACTCCACCAACAACCTGAGCGTCTCTAAATCTAACTCTATCATTTGTTGATCTACCATGATCAGGTTCCTCAACAGTTATTGTTGTAGATCCATTTGTTGTAGTAAATGGATTTAAAGGTAAAAGTTTTGGAACTGCTGTTTCTATTCTATCAGGTCTTACATGTCTCAAAGATATAGAATCACCGTTCATAGGTTTTGGTTCTAACTGTGGTTGTTTTGGTTCAAACTCAGATACATGCACAAACGCACCATTCCATTCTCTGACCATCTCTTTGTATGGAAACTCCATACCAGATCTGTCTGATATTGCTCGTGCGTATTTACCTGTTGCGTACTTTGCCATTATGTTCCCGGATAATAAGCTTTAGGCGTAATGTGTGTGCTTGAAGCTGATCCGTCCTCCGCTAATGCTCTTGCCAACTCATCTTCGTAAGCTAGTTTTGTAGCCTGCAAAAGCTGTGGTTGATATTTTTGTGATAGATAATACGCAAGTCCTGATACCATACAAGGCACAAATCTAAATGGTACATCAGTTGCATTTGTGTAATCTCCAACATCCTGTATTCTTTTTATAAAAAAGAAATGCATATCTTTAGATGCGTTTGTTGAATCTGGTGTTGGGTAAACGTGTATAGTAACTTTATCTATAAATCTCTCTACCCAGTATTGATTAGGTGTTCCTTTAGATAATTTGTTTGAGAATCCTGCGTATGTAGATCTATCTACTTTTGTCATTGGACTATCCGATTGTGTTGTCTGAGTTCTATTTGATCTTAATTGTGCCTCAAGGACATCGGATATTCCAAATACACTTGCTGGATCTGTGGTTGTGGCTGACGTCCCATCGTCACTAGATCTAAAAAAATCATAGTCTGCCTGACCTTCTATGAGATCTAGATTAGTTGATCCTACTTCCCAATAGTGGATACCTCTATTACCCCATTCTTGAAATAGGATATTAAGAGATCTTCTTGCAGATTTAAGTTGATAACCTGCTACAGAATTTAATCCAATACGTTCGAAAGCATCTTCTATTATCTCTTCGATAGCAAAAGTTTTGTCGAACGTTGCTGTTCCAGAAGTAGTATTAGCCATTTAAACTCCTAGGACTCGTAAGTTTTAGTCCATTCACAAACAACTGTTCCAGTGTCTCCAGATGTGCAAGCCGGTAAAACAAGATTAACGTCACCTGTAAAACCTGATGCTTCGGTATTTGATAAGCCACCAAAGTCGCTATAATCAAATTCCATTTCACCTGCTAAAGTTTGAAATACAACATCTGTTGTTGCATCCCATTGCAAACGAATTGCATCAGCTGGTGCTGTAACTGAAACATTAAATCTAACTTTGTTTAATCTTACAGTCTTACAAGTTTTTCCATTGTTTGATGCTAGGTTAGCGACAGTAACTATTTTAGTTGTGCTTCCTGATCCATCTGAAACCACGTTGAAGTGGGTGATAAGTTTTCTTGCTCCGTCAAATACAGTTGTATTTAATACTGTGTCTGCCATGTTTCCTCCTTTTCAAGAGCGCCTGCATCACCAGGCGCTCCGAGTTAATTTATTACGCGTCTGCGAACGGTGTTACTATAGTTCCTGATCCAATCAATAAAGAATTGTGAACCATGTATCTATTAGTATCAACCGCTGTAAAAGATACTATG